ATTCTTGATCCTGTTGTACAATTTAATACTTGCAGTATCAAACGGTACAAGAATAGGTTCAGCAAAGATTGAATCAGGCAAGTACGGAGCTACGTCCTCATCTGTTTGACGTTTACGTACTGCTGCCGTACTAAGCGACTTATTAAGTGTGGGTAGGTTTCTATAGCGCTCTACGCCACCAAAGTGGTTACGAACAATAAAGGTTTTATCAAATAGGTCAAAGCGACCTAAAACTTTTTGATCCACAAACTGCATGATGCTATAGAGTTCTTCGGGCTTACCGTTCTCAATAGGTGTGCCGGTTAGCGCAAAACGCACACCGCTCTCTAACTTCTTTACGTATTTAGATCGCTTTGATCGGAAACTTTTGATAGCGGTCGCTTCGTCGCAGACAATGAATCCTGTAGGGAGATGTCGTATTTGCTCCCAGTCATTAACAACTTGCTCATAGTTAACAATGATGTGACTGTAATTCCCCGATAAGGCATCTTCATATTGTTGCGCTCTTTGTTTGGGCGTCCCATCAATGACCAAAGGAGTTCCACCATCTGTAAATTTCCTTATCTGCTCTGCCCATTGATATTTTAAACTAGACAAGCATATTACCAGACCAGGCTCCTGTATGTCAAGTTCTTCTAGGGCAGCAATTGTCAGGACAGTCTTACCCAAACCAAGGTCGTAGGCTACAAGCATCTTCTTGCGTGCCACCATAGCCTCTACGGCTTCGACTTGGTAAGGTAAGAGCGTCCCAGTGAACATTAAACCAGCAGACCCTGCACTCTAGTAGTAACTAGCTGCTCAAGGTCTTCAATAGACCCATTGTTTGCAAATATTTGATTTACTGGGTAGTTGTCCAAATCATGCTCTGACACATGGTTATTTACAGCAGCAATACCGGTACGTTTAATACGCCAGATCTGAGCAGGGTTGCCACTAAATTGACCCCATAGGTTTATGTTGTCAGCCTCATTGGTAAACCTAACGTCTGTAATAACTACATTAGAAGATAGATCAATTGTTTTTAAAGATTCTGCGATCCAGAACTCTTCCCCAAATACTTTACGGGCGCCTACTCCTAAGTCCTGCAGTAGTCGTCGTACCTGCGGCTCTTGCTTAGCGGCATCCCACCCAACAAGATCTACAAGATCTTTTAAGTACCCGGAAGGACTGCACCCAACCATGGGGTTTACCTCATACAAAAATTCACGAATCTTATCAGCAAAAGCAACACGTGTAAACCCGTGCTTAGATACTAAAATAGAAGCGACCGTATCTTTACCTGACTGTGCGTAGCCTGTTAATCCTATAATCATGCGAAAGCCCTCTCTCCAAACACTGAATGTTTAGCGGTTACTAAACCCTCTCGTACCTCATGCTCTGGCATATCGCCAATGTCCTTGTACTCACTATCCCCGTAGTTGAAGAAGTAGCACTCAAGACCTGCCTTCTTAGAGTAGGCGAGCATTTCATGAGAAGCTTTTAGCCCCGCACTATCTATTCTAGCATTATCAAATGCGATAATCAATTTGTCAGCTTGTCTCATAAGATGCCGTTGAACATCGCTGATAGAAGCACCAAACGTTGAGACCCCACCTTCAATTCCCAATGATGAGAGCCTGACTACATCTAAAGGAGACTCAACTACAATCATAGTTCCTTTAGTCCAGGCGTCTAAACCAAATAAAGTCTGTGACTTCTGAACTCCGGTAGGGCGGTTTCTAAAGTATCGGTTTGTCTGCCCCTTCTCCTGCCAACCCCACAACTTGTTATCAGTTGGGTTACGGATAGGAGTGATCCAAGAACTCTTTTGTAAGTCCCATTTTACACCGTGCTTGACACACCCATCAGCGGTAATACCGCGTGCTTCTAGCGCCCACTCTGGTGGAATGCTTTCAAACACTGCAAGGCGAGCTTCGCTCATTTCAATAACTGAAGGTGCGTAATAGTAAGACTCTTTAGCGCTCTCAAGCTGTTTAGCGAGGAGCTCAAAGTTGACTTCAATGTTACTTCGAAGCCACTCTTTAGCCGCCTCAAAATCAAGCCGTCCCCACTTAGATTCAAACTCATTTACTTCTGCGACAAGAGTAAACAAGTTACCTTTGTAGCCGCAGGAGAAACAGTGGTGCACACCGGTGTCAGCATTGATAGACCACGAAGGATTTGAATCCTGACGGCCGGTGCGCTCAAGGTGCATAGGGCATAGCCCTACAAGTTCGTTATTTCTTTGTGAGACCTCAATGCCCATACGAAGCAAAGCGGTTTCTACATCACCCTCACGATACATTAGTCCTCCAAACCTATGTTAACTCCAGGCATTGGTGCTGTAGCAATAGATCCGCACTCAATACATTCCATATCTGAAAAGTAAGTTACTATACTGCCTTCTTCATCCCAGCTTACTTTTAAGTTCCATACATAGCAACCGCACACACAGGTCATCGTAGGTTGTCCACGAAGATCCATAGCGCTTGTGTAATCTGGCTTAGCGTCATTAATGTCTTTCATCTCTTATCTCCTTTCTTTCTTTAGGGGTAGTTCCTGCCCATATACCGTCAAGATCTACGATAGGAACTGCGTATTCAAAACAAGTATCAAGCATCCAGCAATCTTTACAGACCGCCTTAGCTTTTGCCACCGCATCTACATCGTCGTACTTATCTGGAAAAAAGATCTCCGGATCCGCATCTAGGCAAAGCTGCGTACCATTAAAAGGATTGTGTTGGATTAAAAGATCCATATTCCTGAAACTTCCCCTCTTCCCAGTCCCAAAGCAGGTCAACGGATGCTGGCCCACAGTTACGGCTTGCTACGATTCTTAGTTCACGAGTTGTGTCGTCTTCTTCGTCCTGCTTCTGTAGTCCAAGGATTACATCTGAATCCTGGAAGAACGATGACGAGTAACCAATAGAGTCAGCAGACACTTGGCGTTTCTTCATCTTCCAAAGCAATACCTGGGTAGAGATAACTACTGGGAGCTCATACTTCTGAGCTAAGCGTTTTAGACTGCGTGTGATATTAGTCAGGGCCTGTGGAGTATTTGACTCTCCGGTAGACTCATCAACCATAAGATACACACCATCTACAAACACTACATTTGGTCGAAGCTTTTCAATCTTCGCAGCAAGACCTGTAACAGTCATTGCTGAAGTAGAGTCAGTAAGATAGAACTTATGCATTTCTGCCATCTTCTCAAGCGTTTCTTTATAGCGCTTCTCTTCATCTACATGAAGCTTTCCCCGAGTAAGCCTAGAGTGGGCAATGTGAGCACGCATAGCATCGTGACGATGTTGCTGCTCAATGTTGCTCATCTCAAATGACTGGAACATCGGTACGTACCCATCTTCGTGCACGTTAACTGCAACCTGCATAGCAAGTACTGACTTACCTGTCTTAGGTGGTGCAATGATAGTAATTAACTGTCCTGGTTGTAGTCCTGCAGTTGCTTCGTCAATAGTCTTAAAGCCTGTAGCAAGACCGAGTAAACCGTTTGGACGAGTCTTTATAGCAAGATACTCATCAAAACGACCCATGGCATTCTTAGTAAGATCTATATCGGTACTGGTGCCGGCGTTCTCATCATAGATTGTTGAGACACCCTTAGACATCGCAGCAATAGCAGCGTCGTGGTTTCCTTCTGAGATAAACTCAGCAGCGTCCTGCACGACTTCAATTGTCTTTTGTCGTTTACGGTAATCTACTAACTGGTCTACTAAATACTCTAGAGAGTCTTCGACAGCTAGTAGTCGGTACATAGGGAAGTTATCCTTGACCGTTACGGCTGTAGGAACTTCTTGGTACCTAGTCCAGTGTGTACGGATGAACTTCCACATGGCGCGGTTCTCATCCACAAAGAACCAGCTGTCATCTACCCCAGCCTCTAGGGCAGGGGTCAACTCCCTAGTTCTAATTATTCTGGAGAGTAATCTCTCTTCATTATCTGCTGCCACCGGCTGCCCCCATATCTAAATACCAATGCCCATAACGTAGCCCACGTTCGGGTATATCAATCACGTGCTTTAACTCTGGTCTGTATGGTAACTCTGCAACAAGATCTGCAGGAACCATGTAAGCTTTTGAATAATTAAAAGGATTGGTTCCAAGATTATCTAGATCTTCAAGAACTTCGTCCATCTCTTTTTGAGAGAACCCGTACCCTACTAATTCTAACGTGTAGGAATAGGTTTCTGCAAATCGCCAGAATAAAGAGAGCGACTGTCTATTGTACGTAACTTCTTCACCACTAACCGCCACACCAAATACCTTTTTAAATGTGGGCCTGCGATTAAGAATGCAGTCCAAAGTAACCACAACCCGCATAGGAATTTCATTTGATATATCGCCCCCTTTCACCTTTACAGTACTTCGATCTTGCCGTACTTTAATAAGATCTCCCGAAAAGCTATCGGGTCTTCTAAAGCGTTGGTAGTTTCAAAGCGAGATACCTTGTTAGATATCTCGACAGGATAAACACCGCCGTTGTTATTCATTCGTTCCCTAACGAAGGTTGAGTGCTTACACGAGTTGCGTGTGTTAAAGCCTAAGCAGTTGCAGCGCAGCTTTAGGTTACCGGTGTTAACATGCACTTCGTGCACACCAGTATCGGAAAGAAAGATCTGCGTAACTTGCCATCTATTCA